ATGTAACACTTTATTGCCATTTGAGTGGAGCTTTACATTAGATGGTATAGGTGGATTTAAGTTTGGTCAATACGTAATGCACCCTAGAATACCAGAGGGCGTTCGTAAAGATTTATTATTTCAAGTTACGTCTGTTGAGCATGATATAACTGAAAATGATTGGAAAACAACGATTAATACAATTGTTAGATATAGAAAGCAATAATCATGGCCAAGAAAAATACACTAGCCAACAAAGCTAACGCAGATAATTATCTATACACAAAAGGAAAGGAGTTCTCGCTAGATGGTGCTAACTACATTGGTGAATATCATTTAGTGGGTGGTAAACCAAAAACTGGACCAGTATCAGATAACCAATCCAAACCACTAACAAAATACTATCCAGATCTAGTGGTATATAACTACGATCGTATAAAACAGTTCAAAAACCTCGTAACAGACTACACTGAACCGAACCCAATTATAATAGAGCCAACCGATCTAGACTATGATATTGGTTATGTTGATAGATTCTTTGTTGAAAAGTCAATAAACGTAGAAAAGTATCCAACCGAAATAGACAATAAACAATATCAGAAATACAACACAGCTGAGAATATTAATGGTGGATTGTACTTAGTAGTCATCCTGAGATGGAAGCTCATTGGATCGCTAAGAGATAGACGTGATGCTAAAGGTAATCTTATTGAAAGAGGTATATATGAACACAATGCACTAGAGGTTGAGAAAGGTTCGCGTCAGATCCCAAACCTAAACTACATAATAAAAAACTATATTGAATTTGCTAGACCGAGATAAATGTTGTACATTTAAGTATGATTATAGATTCGGAAGAAGTATACAATTCACACTTTCCATCGGATAGATCATACTTTATAGTTCCATTTGGTATTGATAACAGACTACATAGCAAAGAAAATAAGCTTATTGCATTGGTTGCTATTGATATTGAGAGTGAACAAGCATTCACAGTAGGATTAGAACATCCAGATGCAATATACCAGAGGGATTCAATCAGCGAGATGTTGAATAACCAAAGTATTGTGTATAATAAACATATACTCAACTATAACAACTACAACATTGAAACCACACCGGATGCAGATGTTGTATCTTATCTTACAACAAATACAATACCTGAACAATCTGAGTATCCTTTAATAGGCTATTATAGGCGAATGTATTCAAACTGCCTGATGATTAACAAGGTTATACCTCTACATAAACTTGAAGAGATAGCTTTTGAGATATTCAACAAATATTACTACTCACTCAACGAATCCATTGAAGGAATTGAATATTATAATAAAGCTCAGCAAGTATTCTACAACATTGAAGCCAACGGATTAAAGATCAATACACAGCTGTTTGCTGCGTTTTACGGCCGTGTATTCGCTCAAATCGAGGATTACTGTTATGGTAAGTATAACCTCTTTACATCAACTGGTAGACCTAGTAATACCTTTAACGGAGTGAATCTAGCAGCATTAAACAAAGATGATGGTTCTCGAGGTTGTTTTGTTTCACGATATGAAGATGGGATATTACTTGAAATAGATTTTGAATCATATCACCCTAGAATTATCTGTGATATTATAGATTATGAAATAGATGGTAATATGTATGAGCATTTATGTGGTTTATACTATCCAAATGAACCAATCACGCCTGAGCTTATAAAACAAAGCAAAGAAAACACATTCAGACAAATATACGGAGGAGTGGATAAGGCTTACTTGGGAATTGACTTTTTTAGAAAGATAAATGACTTTACTCGTTCACTATATTCATTTTACAAAAAGAATAAGTATATTGAACTTCCAAGTGGAAGAAAGTTACGAATAGGAGATGATACAGACATTAACTCACATAAGATATTCAACTACTTTATACAAGCGTTGGAGACAGAGAATAATGTAGATTACTTAACTCAACTCATAGATAAGTTTAAGAACACCTCGATACTACCAGTACTATATGTGTATGATAGTATATTGTTTGACTTGAAAAAAGCTGAAATGGATGAGTGTATTACAGCAATAAGTAGTATAATACCAACAGAGAAATACCCAATTAAAGTAAAGATTGGTGATACATATAACGACATGAATGTACTTGTTTGAACCAACACATACATATTTATGGGAAATAGATCACGATGAAACCGCAACTATTATGTACATTTACTTACATAGATCAGCTTCCTAGCTGCATAGGTAACGTACATAAAACATATAACAATGATGTTGCAAATCTGAAATGTTATTCGTATATTGATACACCAAGATGCATAGTATGTATCTACAATGTATATACGAATGAAAAAAGACTAAAAGACACAATATCAATAAACCGAAAAAAAGACACCAATACGTTCTATAGTATAAATGCCCTTAATAGCCTAATAAAAGTCCTTAACAACGGTATCCTGGACAAAACATTTGAGGTAGAGTGGGTAAATTATATGAACAGTTTGTTATTGTCAGATGGGTTAGATTCTTACAAGGTCATAAAAATAAGAGAATTAACTATTTGAAGTTGTCCATTCGGTTTTTATTTACTATAGTAACTAAAAATCAATATATATGGCAATCAATTTAGATGCAATCAAAGCAAAGCTGAACCAGATTCAGCAATCAGCAAACACCGGTGGTGGTTCAAAGGCTAACGACTCAATGTGGAAGCCACCAGTTGGAAAGAGTGTAATTCGGGTAGTCCCTTATGCTCACGACAAAAGCAATCCATTTATCGAATTAGCGTTTCACTATGAAATTGGTAAACGCACAATGGTATCACCAAACTCATTTGGTCGTCCTGACCCTATTGTTGAGTTTTCTGAAAAGTTGAAGAAGACAGGAGATAAGGAGGATTGGAAATTAGGTAAAAAGATTGAACCTAAGTTTCGTGTATACGCACCAGTAATTGTACGTGGTGAAGAAGAAAAAGGTGTTCGCTTTTGGTCATTCGGAAAGCAGATTTACCAAGAACTATTAGGAATCATTACAGATCCTGACTACGGTGATATTACTGACTTAATGAATGGTCGCGATATTACAATCGAACATACTGCAGCCGAAGAAGGCAACAACAAATCATTCCCATCATTCACAGTACGTGTAAAACCAAACATTACTCCAGCAACAACAGACAAAGAAATTGCTGAGGCAATAGTAAATGGTCAAAAATCAATTGATGACGTGGTAAGTGAATTACCATACGCTGATATGAAAGAGGCTTTAGAAAAGTGGCTTAACCCAGAAGGTGGTGCTGCAGCAACAGGAGATTCATTTATGAATGATATGAACAATCCTAGCTCAATGAAGAACTCAAAGTCAGCTACAAAAGTAGAAGACGTAGCATCAGCTTTCGACGAACTCTTTAAAAAATAATAGAACATGGCTAAAAAAACAGCAGTCGTCCCAGAAGAGATTTCTGGACGTGATGAACTAGCTACGGCTCTAGCTGATAGTTTGAATAAGAAATTCAAAGACTTCAAAGCCGTACACTTCCTAGGTAGTGAAGAAACACCGACAGACTTAACAGAATGGGTTTCTACTGGATCAACTCTGCTTGACATAGCTATTTCAAACCGGCCTGATGGGGGATTCCCCGTCGGCCGTATTGTTGAGTTGCAAGGGATGGAAGCATCCGGCAAGAGTTTAATTATGGCTCACTCACTAGCTAATACGCAGAAAAAAGGAGGATTAGCAGTTTATATTGATACTGAGAATGCATTAAGTGAAGATTTCTTACGTGCAATTGGTGTGAATGTTAATGATATGCTTTACATCCCATTAGAAACAGTTGAAGATATCTTTGAAGCAATTGAAAGTATTATCGAAAGTATTCGCAAGACTTCGAAAGATCGACTAGTTACTATTGTCGTGGATTCAATATCAGCTGCTACTACAAAGGTTGAGCAAGAAGCTGACTTTGAGAAAGATGGTTGGGCAACTACAAAAGCAATCCTAATGTCAAAGGCAATGCGCAAGATTACTAATACAATCGGTAAACAACGCGTACTACTACTATGTGCATCTCAACTTCGTGAGAAGATGGGAGTAATGTTCGGAGACAAATACACTACATCAGGTGGCAAAGCTCTAGGATTCCATGCAAGTTGCCGTATTCGCTTAAAGCCAATTGGTAAACTTAAAAGTGGATCAGGCTCAACAGAACAGATTATTGGTGTTCAAACAGAAGCGCAGGTGATTAAGAATCGTATGGGTCCTCCATTTAAGAAAGCTGAGTTTGATGTCTACTTTGATTCAGGTATTGATGACATTAACAGTTGGATGAAGTTACTCAAGAACTACGGTGTGATCACCGGATCAGGTGCATGGTATCAGTTAGTTAATGAAGAGACTGGTGAAATCCATAAGTTCCAAGCCAAAGACTGGCGAACAATAATGAATGAGAATGCAGCATTGCGAGATTACTGCTTAAGAAAAATCTACGAGTTGTATATTATGAAGTATCGTACTGATCAGGACATAGATCCAGATAGCGTTTCGTTAGACTCAAATATGGAAGAATGATAAATAAATACGCCAATCTTTTAAATCAATTAAAAGCTGGAAGTATGAATGAAGTTAATGATGAGGACATCAATAGTCGTGTCCTTATCATTGATGGATTAAATACTTTCATTAGAAGTTACGCAGCAAGTCCAGTAATGAATACAGATGGAGTCCATGTAGGTGGTATATCAGGAACACTACTATCAATTGGACATGCTATCAAGTTTATAAATCCAACGCGTGTTGTTGTTGTATTCGATGGAAAGAATGGATCACAAAAGAGGCGTCAAATGTACTCTGAGTATAAGAGTAATCGAAAGGTTAAAATTAGACTTAATAGATCGGAAGAGATTGAGAATCAAGACAACCAACTACAACAGCTACTAAGATTGACCGAGTATCTTGCAGTACTACCTATCACAGTATTGACACTAGATGCAACCGAAGCTGATGATGTGATTGCATACATTGCAAGTGATTACTTAAAGTCTCGCAATTCTCAAGCATTTATAATGTCTTCGGATAAAGATTTCTTGCAACTAGTTGATGATAGTATTCACATTTGGAGTCCAACCAAAAAGAAACTATACTACACTCAAGACGTGGTTGATCAATATCAAATATACCCTCACAACTTTGCATTGTATCGAGCCATAACTGGGGATACGAGCGATAATATAAAAGGTGTTCCAGGAATTGGTGATAAAACACTACTCAAAAAACTTCCAATTATATCTGGCTCAGAGTGTATAGGAGTGTCAGATATACTTAACTCTGCAGCAGATCAGAAAGGTAAGGTATATGAGTCAGTTCTAAATTCAAAAGAACTACTAGAATTAAACTACTCCTTAATGCAGCTTAGAGAATCAAATATGTCTATGCAGAATAAAATGAAGATTATTGATACTCTACAGCAACCTATGCAGAAGACAGCAAAGCTTAAATTTTATACTATGATAAACGAGGATAAAATGTTAAATGCAATTAAGGGTGTTAATGTGTGGTTGAGTGAAATTACTCAAAAGTTAGATAAATTTGTAGGATAATGTATCATAAAGACGTATATTAATATTATATGGGAAGTAGAGACACATTACAATTTTATGGTAACAATTTTCAAACAAAGGTAATATCATCATTGTTGATAGATAGACCGTTTCTACAACAAGTTAGTGATATACTCGATATAGATTACTTCTCCTCTGACTCTAGTAAGTGGATTGTTAAGGTGATTTTAAAATACTTTAACGAATATAAAACACAACCAACATTAGACGTACTTAAAATAAAAGTTAATGAAATCACTATAGATGTTCTTAAAACAACAGTTGTTGAGAATCTTAGAGAGGTAATGAACTTTGTAGAGGCGGATGATCTTACTTTTGTGCAAGATAGAGTATTAGACTTTTGTAAAAACCAAAAGCTAAAGAATGCAATCCTACAATCAGTAGAGTTGCTGAAGTTAGGAGAATATGATCAAATAAAGAGTGCTATTGATGAGGCTATGAAAGCTGGAAGTGATAAAGATATAGGTCACGAGTATGTTGACCAGTATCTAGATCGCTTCAAAGAAAATATGAGAAACACTGTAAAGACGCCGTGGGATGTTATCAATGAGATAATGGATGGTGGATTAGGTGAAGGAGAGTTAGGCGTATTCGTTGCTCCAGCTGGTATTGGTAAATCAATGGCATTAGTAAATGCAGCTGCTTACGCAGCAGCAGCAGGCTTAAATGTTATATACTACAGTCTTGAGTTATCCGATACATACGTAGGAGCACGATTTGACTCTTACTATACAGGCATTCCATCTCAAGATCTAAAGTTTAACATAGAATCTGTACAAAAAGCAGTGTCAAACCTAAAAGGTAAGCTTATTATTAAACACTATCCAACTAAAACAGCAACAATAAATATGTTAGCTGCCCACATTGATAAGTGTAAATTGCAAGGAACGAATCCAGATTTGATACTTATTGACTATGCCGATCTACTTCGTGACACCTCAGGTAAAGGAAACGTAAGACACGATCTTGCTTTGGGAAATATATACGAGGAGCTGAGAGGAATGGCTGGTACATACAAAGTGCCTATTTGGACTGCATCACAAGCCAATCGTAGTGCATTAGAAGAAGACATCATTGAAGCTGATAAGATATCTGAGAGTTACACAAAGGTAATGGTTGCTGACTTTGTGGTATCCTTATCAAGAAAAACAGCCGACAAGATCACAGGATCAGGACGTTGGCACATTATTAAGAACCGCTTTGGACAAGATGGTTTAACATTTCCAAGTAAGATGAATATGGCTGTATGTAAGATTAATATATACGCTGAGGACACTGTACAAGGAAAACAAGCAAAGATTATCATGCAGAACTCCGACGAAGTAATTCGCAAAACTTTAAGTAATAAATTTGCAGAATTTGCAGGATCTGGAGGCTAATCATACTATTTATACTTACATCTAATCTATAATACTATATGAATATATCAAACGAGATTTTATCAGAAATCACGGTTCACATGAAGTATGCAAAATACTTACCTGAACTACAACGCAGAGAGACTTGGGAAGAGTTGGTAACACGAAATATGGAAATGCATATTCGAAAGTACCCTCATCTAGAGACTGAAATTAAAGACGCTTATACTTACGTCTTCGCAAAGAAAGTATTGCCATCAATGAGATCAATGCAGTTTGCAGGTCGATCAATTGAACTATCACCAAATAGAATTTACAATTGTGCTTATGCACCAATTGACGATTATCGAGTTTTCGGTGAGATTATGTTCCTTCTATTAGGTGGAACAGGGGTAGGATACAGTGTACAGAAGAGTCACGTAGAAGCCCTACCAGAAATCAGAAAACCAAATCAAAACAAAACAAAACGATACCTTATTCCAGATAGCATTGAAGGCTGGGCAGACGCAGTTAAATTGCTTATGAAGAGCTATTTTACAGGAGGTCCAGTTATTCGTTTCGACTTTAGTGATATCAGACCAAAAGGTGCAAGATTAATAACTTCTGGAGGAAAAGCACCAGGTGCACAACCTTTACGTGAGTGTTTAGTAAAAGTACAAGGTATCTTAGACGGAGTTGAAGAAGGTGTAAAACTTAGCCCAATTCAAGTACATGATATCGTTTGTCATATTGCTGATGCAGTATTGGCTGGTGGTATTCGTAGAGCAGCTTTGATTAGCTTATTCTCTGCAGACGATGAAGATATGATTGCCTGTAAATCAGGTAATTGGTGGGAAAATAATCCACAAAGAGGTCGTGCTAACAATAGTGCTGTTCTAGTGCGTCACCGTATTACAGAAGAATTCTTTATGGATCTTTGGAAGCGTGTTGAATTAAGTGGAGCAGGTGAACCAGGTATCTATCTTACAAATGATAAAGATTGGGGAACTAATCCATGTTGCGAGATTGCACTTCGACCATTCCAATTCTGTAACTTATGTGAAATTAACGTAAGTGATATTGAATCACAAGAAGACCTTAATAGTAGAACTGCAGCTGCTTCTTTTATTGGAACACTACAAGCAGGATATACAGACTTTCATTACTTAAGAGATATTTGGAAAAAGACAACTGAGAAAGATGCATTGATTGGAGTTAGTATGACTGGTATTGGATCAGGTACAGTACTCAAGTTTAACATGAAAGAAGCTGCTTTAGTTGCCAAGCAAGTAAACAAACAAATTGCTGCAGCTATCGGAGTAAGACCAGCTGCACGTATTACAACTGTAAAACCAGCCGGTACCACATCACTTACATTAGGAACTTCATCAGGCATCCATGCATGGCATAATGACTACTATATTCGTCGTATTCGTGTTGGTAAGAATGAAGCAATTTATACATACCTACAAGTATATCACCCAGAGCTTATTGAGGATGAATATTTCCGTCCACATGATACTGCTGTAATCTCAATTCCACAAAAGGCACCAGAAGGAGCTATTTTAAGAGATGAGTCTCCAATCCAATTGCTTGAGCGTATTAAGAGAGTACATTTAGAGTGGGTAAAACCAGGCCATATTACAGGAATGAATACACACAATGTATCAGCTACCGTTTCAGTAAAAGAGGATGAGTGGGATGAGATTGGTTCTTGGATGTGGAAAAATAAAGATCACTATAATGGATTATCTGTATTACCTTATAATGGTGGTACTTACATTCAAGCTCCATTCGAAGATATCACGATAGAGAAGTATGATGAGATGATGAAATCGTTGACAAACATTGACTTAACAAAAGTTATTGAATTAGACGACAATACAAACTTAAAAGGTGAAGCAGCTTGTGCCGGTGGTGCATGCGAAATTGTTTAACATATTTGAAAGTAAAGCCCTCTCATGCGGGAGGGCTTTTTTATACACACCAATGAACCCACAAAAAGATTGGATATTCCAACAATATGTTAAGGAAATAGTAACAAAAGCAAAACCTCTCAACTCTGATTTTCTTATAGAAAGAGGATCTTGCTGTGGAAATGGATGTAAGAATTGTCCTTATGAACCAAGCCACGTTAAAGGTAATACAAAATTACAGACTATTTATAAGAAATAAGGACGTATACTATGTCAAAAATAACACTTACTGAGCTGGAAAAGAGTGAGGTATATGGGTTGGAATTTACCAATCCTGATACTGGCAACAAGATAAAAGTTGCATCAGGCCTAACTTATCCCAAAGAAACAAAAGCTTATCAACAAGCTATGAGTATTGTTAACCGATACTTAGGTAAACAAAAACGTAACGTAATTCAACCAACTCCTGACGACGCAAAGCCAGAAGGATCATCAGATAGACCAAAATTCGAAAAGCGTCCTGAGCATGATAGAGAACCTAATCGTCGAGGTGATGAAGAGGGTGGTAGACAAAAGCCATCAAGAAGCTCAGAAGAGGAAACAGGACTTAAACCAGGGATGAAGATTGCTAAGTTGATTGTTCGCGACAAAGAATATAAGCCAGTTTTTATTGAGGAAATTAAGGATGGTATGATTAAAATAAAAGGAGCTCCACTAATGAAGATGGAGACTTTTAAGAAATTAGTTGAAATGGGTTACTTTAGAATTAAAAGATGAAAGATATAAACTTTGATGAAATATTAACCGACTGGTCATATAAATTGCCAAAGGGGTTTCCGACTATTGTTGATGGAAAATTTACTAAGAGAGCTGAAGTTATAATACTAAACCAATTACTGGAGGAGAAAGGATTACGCACACTACCATTGCCGGAGGCAGACAAGAATAAGCCAGCTAAAATAATGCCTAAATTTGTCTCTTGGTATAAGACAGTTGATAAATCCACTATAACATCTTTCTTAGAAACAGCACCAATAGTAGAGAGTCTCATTAAAGGTAGAGTTACAATTCAAAACATAATAAGCACTGTCAAGAATAATCCAGCAATGGATTGGAGTCCTGAGGTAATGCGTGTAATTGCTAGTATGGAAAAGGCAGGAGTACTTGCTGACGAAGCTAGTTTAGATTATCTAAATAATAGCTATCTGATGGGAAAAGAGGCAGCATCACCAATCAGCCAACAAACAGGTATCAATATAAAGAGTTTAAATAATGGTACACCTATCAGCTCGTTTATACACGGTAAAGTGCGAAGATTTTATGATTTAGTAAATGCTAATGCTGAGGATGAGAAGAATAAAGTTTTCACAGCCGATGTTATTGTATTTTGGAATATTGAAAATCCATTTGCAGAAGATATACAGCAATTAATTGCAAATAGTATTAAAAATCCAACAATTGAAGGAGAAAGTTTAGTTAAGCTTGGAACAAGTGGATACATGGCTTGTGTTAGCCTAAAAGCAAATGAAGGACGGTTAGGAAAACTAACTGCTTGGACTAGTAAATATAGTGTGAATGAAAACATTGTAGATAATCTTAAAACTGCTATACAAAATTCAAGCCTATTTAAGTTTCTCTACGGAAAGTATAAAAAGGTACAAGAGTTTTTTGATTCCCTGTATAACAGATTGAAATCAAAAGTCACAGTAGATAATCCAGATGTGAAATCTTACGAAGAGGGATGGAATGCATTAGAGGAGTTAGAGAATTTAATAAACACTGAAACATCTTTAGCAGAAAGTAGTGATGATAGAATACAATGTACCACATGCCACAGAAAACAAATAAACAAGATACAGAGCTTTGTCGAAAGTGCGTTAAAAGGTAATGCCTTAGATGAGTTTAGAAGTAGAATGGAAGAGTATGAGGATGGCAATCTGTTACGAACTAGATACAGAAACGTTGATTTAGATAAGTTGGATAGTAATGGTGGTAGAAGCGCCTTACAAAAAACAATGAATAGAATTCTAAAAGCCACTACTCCAGGTAAGGAAAGTTCATCAAAATGTTCACCATTGTATGAAAATAACGAACCACTAACATTTAGTAGAGCTGAGTTTAAGAATTTGATATTTAACAACGGGAATGCGTTATCTTTGAATTTAATACAAAAAATAATACAGGATACTCTCAGACAGATTGATTTGGGTAGTATAGAACAGAAAAAAGACAGTTTATTAAGACTAACAACAGATCTGTCTACCGAAGCTTTATTCGGTAAATCTGCAGGACTACCCCTAGTCAAGTATACGGGTACTAGTATGTATGAGTTGGGAACAAAAGAAAAGTATAGTAAAAACAAAAGAGAACAGCTAGGAAAATTATTTTCTGAAGGTAGTGCAGCTTCAAAATTTCCTGTGATAGCTATAAGAGTTGAGCCGTCAAAAGGAAAGGGAAAGGTTGGTGAAGCTCCATATTACTTTAATATTACTATGTACACATTGGATGATATTGAAACGGAATCAGGCAAAACTATAACTCCAAAAGAGATAAAATATATACAGATAGGTTTTAAGTGTAATAGTGGAAGTACCTTTGCCTTTGTAGTGGAGGCTGATAGTAGTGTGGATGGTCAATCTCTACTAAACGTACTTGAAAAATAATACTAACTAAAAATAACAAATGAAGATCAAGTTTCAAAAACTGCACCCAGATGCAGTAACACCAAGCTATGCAAAGCATGGAGATGCAGGATTAGATTTAACTGCAGTATCAAGAGAATATAATCGAGACTCAGACTATGTTGAATATGATACTGGAATTGCAATCGAGCTACCAGAAGGTTTCTTTGGATTGATTGTACCAAGAAGTAGTATTACAAAGCACGATCACTTACTAAGAAACTCAGTAGGAATTATAGATTCTGGATATAGAGGATCAATTAAGCTACGGTTTGCAGATAATCTATTCTCAACACCAACAGCAGGCAACCTACCACAATATAAAGTAGGTGAAAAGATTGGCCAGCTACTCATCCTACCATATCCGCAGATTGAACTACAAGAAGAAAACAATCTAACTGATTCAGAACGTGGTACAGGAGGTTTTGGTTCAACAGGAAAATAACTGTTGCTTTTTCGAAAAATTAGTCAGATATTTAGGTTATGTTTATAGGTACAGAGATCCTTTCTTTTAACAACAATTTATACCAACTTATTCGTAAATTCCGCGATGTAGAGGGTGCTCCTATTAGTGATATGAAGGAGTACTACAATTGTGATACAGTATTGCGAAAGGATGGTTATATATACTTTTGTAGACACATTCAAGAACCACAACTAATACAAGAAACAGATGGGGAAGTTCAACTGGTGGAGACGCCACAGCAAGAGACGATTACTGAATCCGAAGAAAGCGTTGAAGGGGAAATCCCTTCTCCTGCAGCAGATTGAGCACGGAGATTTCGACTATAGTGATTTTCGAGTACAAGCTTTGGATGAGCTTATTATGTGTGAAGAGCAAAAGAATGTACTAGCTTCTACGTGGAAAGCAAGTGAGAGCTCTTTGAAATACAAGCAAGATGAGGTTGATCATAAGTACATCAAACGATACAACAAGCTTATGCAAGACCATGATCGGGAAGAGAATAAGATGTTGTTTGAGCTTAAGCAAAGCTTGATTAAGGAGTTTGGTGTAGACTTGTGGGATGAAACTTTAATTGAGGTTGCCGATGGTAGTCTGGTAGATTTTTACTATACTTACAGACAACTAACATTAATTTACAATGGCAAGAGTGAATGTGGGGATAAATCCTAAGCTTCTATCTGATCAGCATTTAGTAGCTGAGTCAGTAGAACTTACAATGATTACTGGGAATTTAAGAATGCATAACTATAAACTTAAATCACCAACTCCACTCAAGTTCAGCCTAGGTAAGGGTCATATGAATTTCTTCAAAGATAAGATTATATACCTAGCACAGCGATTAGCAGCAGTTAATTCTGAGATGAGAGAAAGAGGATTCAAACCAGGTACACACATTAATGTAGAGGAGTTTCCAAAAGAACTTCAAAATATGTGGCATCCTGATTCGGTTGATAGCTTACAAGTTAGAATGAGAGTGGTTGAACGATTAAAGCATCCTAAGAATGGTAAGAGTGGTGAAGAATATCACAGATATAATCGAGTGACTCTAGGAGAGGGATTATCAGAATTCTGCAATAATATTTTGGATTCTGATATATATTACGTATAGTTAATAAAAAGTTTCAATATGGGAAGATATATTAGTACAAAACTATTTGACAATTACTCAGTTGCTATTAGACAATGGAAGGCTCAGCATTCACATTGTCAATTATTACATGGGTATGCGTTAAAGTTTAAAGTGTGGTTTGCATCTAACGAGCCTCTTGAAGAGAATCAACTTGATGATATGAATTGGATTGTTGATTATGGTGGATTTAAAGATGCACCTCAAGGTAATGGCTTAAAGAGTTGGATGGATCATATGTGGGATCACACAACACTAATTCAGAAAGATGATCCATTTGCAGATATATTTGAGCAACTAGGTCAAATGGGACTTGCAAAAGTGCACTTCTTAGACAAGATGGGTGCAGAGAGTTGTGCTAAGATTGTATTTGACCACTTTAATGAGGTGTTATCAAAGACTGATGCAGGCCGATGCAAAGTAATTAAAGTAGAATGCTTTGAGAATGATAAAAATAGTTCAATTTACGAAAATAATTAATACAATGGAAAAACAAAATAATACAATCGATCCCTTCTTATCATTATATGATTACCTAGGGCACGCAGCTGGTCAGGAGCTAGGGAAAGCAGTTAGTGAAGCTTCAGTAATGCGTGGCATTAAAGTGATAACTAGACAAGTAGATACTCCTAAGTATAAAGGAAAAATACTAATGTATCCTAAAAGCTTTTTAGTAGAATACTTCAGTGGAAAATTAAAACCAGTAATTGCAATGCAACTATGAGCGCGAAAAATAAACTACTAATATCAAGTGATTTCTATTCAGTTCAAGGAGAGGGGGTATCTTCGGGTATTCCCTCATACTTTGTTCGTTTAGCAAATTGTAACTTAACGTGCGGAATGTCAAGAGCATTCACTAATAAACTTCTAAAAGAAGCATCATTAGAGGATGGTGAAATATTCAAAGGCGATTTAGAATTAGAAGGTAAAGCAACATGGACTTGTGATAGTACTTCTCAATGGTTGTGGAGAGGTGAAGAAAAAGACTTTCAGTACCTAATTGACCAATGGAAAGAACAAGGCATCTATGAACATATTAAGAGTGGTACTATCCACATCATTTGGACGGGTGGTGAACCAACAATTAAAGGACATCAGGAAGCAATTATTAATTTCTTTAAATATTGGGAATCAATAGATCCTGAGGTTAATAATTCACTACGCAATATCCCATATAACGAAATAGAAACTAATGGTACTATAGTAATTACAAGTCAATTACTTGAACTACTAGACCAAATCAATTGCTCACCGAAGCTTTCCAACTCAGGAATGACTGAAAAGCAACGTATTAATCCTGATGCTATTAAACGTATTATGGAATTTGATAACTATCAATTTAAGTTCGTTATTTCAACTGAAGATGATGTTAAGGAGATATTCCGTGACTTTATTGAGCCATTTAACATTCCACTTAAAAACATTGTGTGTATGCCCGGTTTAGATAGTCAAACTGATTTCCATGAGCGTACTCAGTTCGTACTAGAGATGGCTAAGAAATATATGTTCAGAGGATTAACAAGATTACATATCTCAGCTTGGGATAAAACATTAAACGTATAAATTATGCAAACAGATTATTTAATGCAAACTATCATTAACATGGTAAAGAACTCTGGCAATGATGCAGAGTTAGGAGCAAAGATTAGAGCAATAATCACTCCAATCATCCAATCACAAGGATTACAAGAAGGTAAAACTATTCTCAAAGGTTAATATGTTATTTAACGCAGAGCAAGTAGAAAGCTTCCTAAATACGAGAGGTTTAGGAGCTAAGGCGCAAGTTGGGTATGACTTAACCTTAAAGGAGGTAAAGCATGTCAATGGTGGAATGGTACTTGCTGATAAGACATTGGTTGAAGACTATACACTAGTTACACCAACACTATCAGCAACGGGTAAGCTTTTATATCACTTACAACCAGACACATATTCAATTACCTTTGAACAGGGCTGTAAATTAACAACTAATACAACAGCTTTTATTAGACACCGTTCAAGTGTACTAAGATGTGGTGGAATCATTACTTCAGGTGTCTATGATCCATCATTTTATGTAGATGAAATGGGAGCTGTACTAATAGCAACTAAACCTATTGTAATTGAGAAAGGTGCACGTGTAGCTCAAATCATTGTATTTGAGAATAGTGAAGCAGAGGCCTATAATGGTCAGTGGCTTGGAGCACTTGATAAGAAATAATTTCAAAAAGGCTTGCTTCGGCAGGTCTTTTTTAGTATATTTAAACTATGAAAAGAAGCATTATCGTAAGAACAGACGTAGAAGGCCTACACTTATGGCCAGACTGCAATTTGCCTCATGTAGAATATTTGGCACATTTACACCGACACACATTCCAAATCTTTTGTGAAGTTAATGTAACTCACGGAAATAGGGATATAGAATTCATTGATCTTAAACATAAGATTAAGCAGTATGTTGCTAACGAAGATTTACTAAATTACTTCGGATTAACAAAATGTTCAGTATCAGAAGACGGTGAGTTCTTCGGGGTGGTAGAGGCATGAAGATAACCTATCTATTTGGTCGTATATGTAGTGGTAAAAGTACATACAGACCAGAAGTTACACGTATAGTTGTATCCAATGTTGTTAGAGGGATTATCAGCAGTGCTACTAGAGAAGAGCTTCAGAACACACTACATCTAGATATGAAAATAGCAGAGTCAATTGACATGCTAATTGATCACTATACTTGGATGAATGAATCTGAGATAATTATTGATGGTATCAGACAAATAACTATCCTAAGAAAACTACTCGAAAGGCATCCAGGCGAATTAGTTTGGTTAGAGGTTCCAGTTCAAGAGAGGAAAAGACGATACGAATCTCGCAAAGATGCAAAGGATGTAGAGTCATTTGAAATAGCAGACAATAAACCAATAGAGTTGCTTTGTCAAGATATTTTTACTATATTAAAAGATAAACTAAAAGTCATAAACAATTATGAAGCTACTACAGAAAGCTAATGGGAATCTTCCCCGTACAGAAGAAGAAAAGGCACAGATGATTGAACAGGCTGCTGTGTATTATGGACAATTCCTTACAGCTCTTGGGTTTGATTGGAAAGCAGATCCACATAGTGATAGAACACCACATCGTGTAGCAAAAGCTTGGGTTAAAGACCTAATTGCAGGATCAATGGCAGAAGAGCCAGAAGTAACAGCCTTTCCTAATGATGAGCAGTATACTGGATTAATTTGCCAAACTCGCATCCCAGTAATGAGTCTTTGTGCTCACCATAACTTAACATTTAGCGGAGTTGCTCACGTAGCGTATATCCCAGGTAAAGAGAAGGGTGATTTGGTAATTGGATTGAGTAAGCTAAATCGCATTGTTGATTTCTATGCACGTCGTCCTAATATTCAAGAATCACTAACTAAGCAGATTCACGACCATATTGCTAGATTGTGTGTTGGTAACCGTGGTGTTGCTGTAGTTGTTGAGTCGCAACATAACTGTGTAAGGTGTCGTGGTATCAAGCAAGATAGTGTAATGAAGACTTCACAAATGTCAGGATACTTTTGGACTAATGAGGTGGGAACTCGCCAGGAATTTTTTAACTTAATTGATCAAAGCAGATATTAGGTATGAAAAAGTTACAACTGAGATTAGCTAAGTACTTACTCAAGCAATTAGGTTATAAATACGTAGCTATAAAACAAACTCCAGTATCCAATGTAGCAACTTATGTGCTTGGTAACCATGCACCAAAGCATAACGCATACTCTGAAACTCCAACCCTCTTTATTGAAGGTGATCGAGAATTACTCATGTATACGGATGTAGTAGGATTTACAAGTAAAAAAGATCCATTAAGAAGGAACTATGATACACCTGAGTTCCCATGGCCAACTCCGATAAATAAACTACCACCCGATGTATTAGCAGAGATTGAACTAACAACAATACCTTTTCCAGAAGAAATTAAAAAACAAAACGAAACGATAGATTAATATGGATTTTTACGTTATATCACCACTAAGCAATCTTGAACCAATGAAACTTGGGGATAGATTGTTCGTATTGGCTCACTTATGGGTACAATCAGAAGAGTATAGACAATTTATTTACAGTCAAATTGATGAGGAATATGATCGTTGGATCACATTAGATAACTCAGCAGCTGAAAGAGCATTAGTAACAGAGGATGTCTTGATTCAAATATGTAAAGACTTACTACCAAGTGAAGTAATTGCACCAGATGTGTTATTTGATAAAGATGCAACAATTCAAAATGCAATCAACTTCAAAGCTCGTATGGAACAAGAAGGTTTATTAGAAGTTGTAGATATCTTCTTCTGTCCACAAGGTAAAACTAAAGAGGATTGGTTAGAGGCGTATGAGTGGGGTCTTAAACAAGATTGGATTCGAACTATTGGATTCTCAAAGATTGCTGTACCACAAGCTTGGTTGCCTGAATGGAAAGATGATCAGGGAATTAAAGAAGCTCGTCACATGGCTTACGATTACTTGAAAGAGAAAAATCTATTACTAAAGCCTATTCACTGTCTTGGTCAGGGAGATCCAACAGAGTTTGCATATTATGATCATCCAGCAATGAGAAGTACAGATTCAGTGTATCCAGTATTTGCAGCTGTTAACGGACAAGACTTTAATGTAGATCACACTACTCGTACCCCAACTCCACACAACTTCTTAGAAACCTTTGATATGAGTCAGGTTGACATGGGATTAGTTGAGAGTAATGTTGAGTTTTTAAAGAATCAGTGTCGTGTTTTCCATTCAGATGCATATTTATATTAAATTGTAGTAATGAAAGTAGCAGAATTTAGAAAACTAATCCGTGAAGAGATTCGTAAGGTATTGAAAGAGGCTAAAAAGCAAGAGACGGATATACAAATTACTGGTCAGCAGTCAATAGAGTTTGAAGGAGAATTGTATACGGTTGAAGATATTATTAATGATCAACGTATTCAAAAAAAGATTATGCATCAACCGGTTAAGTATAAAAATGAGACGTGGTATGTTGATGGAATTGAAGCTGGGAACCCAGATGGAATGGGATATAGAACGCGTGAGTATGATGAGGGTCCCGCAGTTCACTTAACAAAGGATGATCCAAATAATGTCGATACAACAGCTAAAAGCAGTCCTGAGTTTGATAAGATGAACGCTGCGATAGAAAACCAACTCCAAAAGTTTGGACCGCCATACAGTGACTTTAAAAAAACATCTCGTCAATCTAATACCGCTAACTACACTAACTTTTATGGTTATAGGGTTGATGTTAATGGTAAGGATTATTATATAACGTATAGTTTAAATGATAAACTAAGTAACCTAAACTGTCTGAGTATCAGGGATGGTGGAAGTAATACCGTTGCGCGGTGTATAGACTTGAAAGCTCTCAAACAAGTAATAAATAAAGTAAGCAAGAAATAAATAACTTCATTCTCAGATGCATATTTATACTAAATTATAATAATGAGGGTATCAGAATTTAGAAAACTAATCCGCGAAGAAATTCGTAGAGTTTTACAAGAGGATATTCGTGTGACAACTAAAGATGGTGATCTTCTAGAAATTGATATTATGGTTGATGGTACGAAGGTAGGTAATGTAGACATGGAGAG